AATATAACAAAATAACATTTACTGATTGTTCAAAAACATTAATGATAAAACCTAACAGATGATAGCAGAAATAGCTACTTACCATACTTCATTGAAAGTTCCTCAAATTTTGCTCGTTCAGATTGTTCTTTTAATCTTTTATTTCTTGCATCTCGCAATTTAGGAAGTCTAACTTTTATGTTTTCTAACCATTCATTAAAAGACGTTTTTACATTTTCAAAATATTCAGGTTTATCGCATTCTTGTTTTTTACCATAAAATACTTCGCTATTATCATCTATAATAATGTTTTGTTTTTGAAAAGTAAGGTTACTGAATGAAAATAAACCACCGAAAGGGTAATCGTTAAACGAAGAAGCAGATTGTTTGTGCCAACTTTTACAAGCTGATAACAAATCCTTCTCAGTTTCAATTTCACAACTATCGTCCCAAGTATCTTCGTTGTACATATAATGTCCTTTTTGAGAGTAATTAACTATAAATATTTCTTTTCTTTCCATGTGTTTTTTAAGTTTTATAATATTTTTATCTTTATCCGTATTTTAACTGTTTCTATTTATAAATTAGGTACTAAATATACCTGCGACCATTATATGAAATTAACAGGAACACCCATCCAATCAGCAAACTTTTTGTCATCGTGAATTACCTCATTAAAAAACATTTCCTTTTCTTTTTCATGCTCTTTTAAGCATTCTAAATGGTAAACATCTCCATCTGGAGGAGTAACCTTATGTGGTTTACTTTCGTCAATCTGCTTATGACAGTGAAAACATTTCATATAATTTTAATTAATAGTTATACACAAGCGATAAAGCTAAGACCTTTTTTCATTATCTATAAATTGTAAATCTTTAACAGCCTTGTCTATGTCGTTTCCAACCCAATTTCCATTGGAATCAACTTTATCATAACAATCCCAACCTAAAATCCCTGTTATATCACAAAGAAGTTCAGCTCTTTCTTCTATTGAAAGTTTTGACTTTAAAATATCAGTACTTAAATTGTACCGAATGTCTGATAACATACTCATAATTTTATATCTTTAATTATTACCAAAATTTCATATACAAATATACAAAAAAAATCTTAACTACAAAAATATAATTAAGATTTTTTCATTTATTTTTAGTTAAATAAAGTTAAAAATTATAGTACGCAACCTCACTCATACAGGTGTCTTCTTTTGATGATGAGGGTGCAGTGTTATTCATCGAATCTCTTAAGATTAGTTTATTCATATTCAATTGATTTTCATCTATGTCGGTATATATGAATTTACCTTTATGATTTTTTAAAAAATTCATAAAATTATCATAAAAATCTTCGGATATTGTTTCATATGCAGCTTCTCTACGAATATATGGTGGATCTAAGAATAGAAATTGATCTTCTTGTTTGATATTTAATTCTTTCATTAAATTAAAAAAATCCAAATTATATAAAGTAACATTTTGTAGTTTTTTATGAAAGTAAGAATACTGCATATTACTTATTTGGTTATAACGATCACCCCACCCTTGGTTAAATCCATTAGGTCCAAAACGTGCCATTGAATTTATACAAGTGTTATATAACAGTTGCAACCAAAATCCTTCTAATGGATCATTCTTTTGCCACACATTTTTATTAAAATGATCCCTAAAATCATAATAAGTTTCTTTATCTTTTAAAGAAGGCCAGTTTTTTTTAACGTATAAAAGAAAATCATTATATGTACTAAGAGGATTTTCTTTAATTGTTTTATGAATCTTAGTCACATTGGGATCAAGATCATTCAAAACATAGTCAGCAAAAGGTAATGTTAAGTTATAAAAAACAGAAGCAGAACCACAAAAGGGTTCGATGTAGGTAAGATTTTTAGAATCAATGGAAAAAAACATATTGTGATAAATTGAATTAATTTCATCAACAAAACTTAGTTTTCTTCCACTGTATTTAAAAGGAGCAAGTTCTTTTTTCATTAAAATGCAACATCAACCTGTTTTACTTTAATAGTAACTGCTGTAAGAGCGGCTTGGAATGCATCCTGCATTTCATCAATAGTAAACATTGGTTGTTGTGTTTTTGTTGTTTGTACTTGAGAATTATTTTTTAAAGTAGGTATATTTTTCGATGTTGTATCAGCTACTGTATTAGTTATACCTGATGGAACAGCATTAGTTTTTGTACCTTTAATAGAATCAATGAATGCAGCAGTCATTTTTTCAAATGATTTTTCTATAGTTTCTTGTATAACCTTTCCAACAGCATCAGGTGATTTAGAGATAATAGAAATTGATTTCATCATAGAATCAGTTAATGTCAATTTCTTAATATCCATTGCATTAACATGATCTTTGAATAATCTCATAGAATTTTGTATTCTGTTAAAATTATTAGCTAACATAAAAAGGTTATCGTTTCCTTTTATTGAAGTAGCAAATAAAATTGATTGTATTGTGTTAGATAAGTTTTTTGTTTGTCCAGGCCCCCATCCCAAATTTCTCCATTTTAATAAACCATCTGATAATGTACCTATAGAAAGACCTGCTAAACCTAATGAAGTTGCATTACCTGCACTTGCAGCAGTACCTAACCAAGATTTTGCTGTTGATTTTATTTTTGACCAAAGACCACCACCCTCTTCAGAACCACTCATTACCTTTAGTATTTCGCTCATTGTGTAAGAAAGACTAGCAGTATCTTTAGCTGTCCAATTCACTGTTTTGAATTTTATAAGAGCTTCTGACATTAACCAAATAGCAGCAGAACCAACAAATATAGATCCTGCACCTAACATTGCTGATATATTGGCTAACATTGATGTACTTACGCTAAGTATAGAAGGAGTATTTGATTTCTGCGAAAGTGAACCTAATACAGCCGTTATAACTGAACCTAATTCATTAGAATTTTGTGTTGTCCAATTAACTGTTTTGAATTTTTCCAACGCGCTTGTCATTAACCAAATAGCAGCAGAACCCAATAAAAGTGGGCCAATTGCAAACATTGAAGTTATTGCTTGTAGACCTTGACCTACTGCTCCCCCAATATTTTGAGATAATGTTTTATCAGCAGAAGTACCACTAAGTGCGCCTAAAACAGATTTTATTGTATATGATAAATTATCAGAATTTGACTCAGTCCAATTAAGAGTTTGAAATTTTTCTAAAGCAACGGACATTAACAATATAGCAGTACTTCCTAAGATCATTGCAAGAGATCCTGCTGCGATATAAGGAAATGCTAAACCAGCAAGACCCATTAATAATCCTGTTCCACCAACAAGTGCAAGTAATGTACCAACATCTGACATTTTAACATCTGCTTTTTGCCAAATATACATTGCACCACTAAGTAAAAGAATAGGTAAAGCGGCAAATGTCATTGCAGCTGCGCCTTTATTTATCTGATTTCCCATTAGTCCAATAAAACCAAATACTAAACCTACTCCACCAAGAACAAGTAATGACATAAATGATTTTGCTGGATCTACTAACACATTAAATGCAAATAAACTCAAACCTAATAAAACAACACCTAAACCAGCCTTTATTAATGATTTTGTCCCTATTTCAATTTCTTTACTACCCATAATTTTCATTATGCCAGAAATACCTAAAATTGCTAAATATGCAACGCCTAATCCTAAAAGAACTGGAACGGATAATAACGCAAAGAGTGCAAGCGATCCACCAAACATAAGTATACCTTTACCAATAGACATAAGTGTATCTATACCCTTTAATTCATCATCTTTAATACCAGATAAACCATTTAAAAGAATATTTACTGTTTTTTGAAATAATTTAGCACCCAAATTAGCAGGTTTAGCCAATAATACAAATAACGCAAGATTTTTACCAAAAGTTGCTATGTTTTCTGCGATAGTATTAATTGTTTCTAATGTAGATATTTGAGTTTTCTTTATCCCACTTAATCCTTTTAAAAGAGTGTTTATTGATTTTTGGAATAATACTGCTCCTCTATCTGCTAAAGGAGCATATAAATTATATAACGCAAGATTTTTACCAAACATTGTGATTTTATCAGCAATATCTGCAACTCCTCCTAATATAGAAGAAACACCTTCAGCATTTGTTGCATCTATTTTACTAAATTCGATAAGACCGTTATTCAAAGATAACAAAAACTTTTCTATTTTAGTACCAGTATTATTATCTATCATTTTACCTGCCTCAACCAAAGTTAAAAATGATGGTGCAAGGTCTTTTAATTTTGAAAAATCAGCACTTGGTTGAGATTCTTCGACTACTTTATCGTTTTTAAATGCACTTTTTGTTTTACCTTTTATTGCATTATTAATAGAAGTTAAAAGAGAGGTTTGTTTTTTAAGTTCTGATTGATTAGACTGCATGACACTATCAACCGATGATAGCACCAAATAATTTTGTTCATTTGATACCATCACCGATTCCGTCATTATTTCAAATTTTCTTAAAATCGAAACAAGTGCCGATGACAATTGGTCATTTCTCATTCATATAACTTTATTTTAAACTTTTAAAGAATCATTCTTTACTCATCAACCTCTTCTTTAAACTTTTTAATATTATGTTTTTGTTTTTATATGTAATTACTTAAAATTTGGCATTTTAGGAAACTTGAAATTTCCTGTTTTTGGCATATACTTTGATGCATCTTTCATCAAATTATTTGAGTTATAATCGGTTGAACCACTTTTACCGTTTTCTGCATCATTCTTTTCCTTTATAATTGTTTCTAAATCTTCTATCAAATATTCATATTCATAATACGGCATTTGTTCAATTTCCGATGGTTGCATATGATAGTGATAGAAGACATATGAACGAATCTTAAAGTAATTCCGAATCGATATTTGAAATAAGGAAAAGAGATCGGATCCCGTTGGGAAAGCTAATAGGAGTTGCCACCTCCGCTTGACAACTTTCGCATCTTAATGTTATATTTTCAGATACTTTAATTTTAACCATCTCGGAAATTGCATTCATTGTTTGAAATAATAAACTATCCCATCCAATAAATTCTACTTCTAATTCCTTAATAGCTTTTTCATTAAGATTACGCCAATCACTTACCATATAAGGAAGAATTTTCAAAAATGATTCATCTATTTTTTTACCTTCTTGTTGTACCTTTTTAATATATGACGTAATTTGCATTGAAACACCAACTGATGGTGGTTCTACATAAATTGTACCATTTGACTTAGTAACAACCGAAAACTGTTTTTCTTCGGGTGTGTAATACTTCATCATTTTTTCATCGGGCATTGTTGCTGTAATTAAATTAGATTTTAAATCAAAAGTATTTACGGTATTACATTCTTTACATGTAGGTCTTAATTCAATTTTATTTTCTCCTTTAACGAATGTAAGTTCGCGAATTTGCATGATAACATAAAAACGGTCATCTTCTTTCAAATCTTTATAAGACATATTTCTGCTACCGATTCTATAAATCAAACATGCTTTAAGTATGTCATTTATAGCTGCATCAACTGACCAAGGATCTTGGTCATTAATAACAGAGAATTCACGAATTTCTTTAACTGATGCCGCGCGAATAAGAAATTTTGACCCGTCTTCATAAAATAATCCTTGTGTAGGAAAATATTTATAATCTAACTCAATGTAACCTGGTGTGTAACTTAGTTCATTGTTACCACCATATCCTGTTGCCTTTCCTAATGATTGAATAGCTTCGGATGGTATAGCTTCGTTTGTTTGGTTTAGTGTTGCATCAAATGCAGCACCTGCTTCTTCATAATTTTGTTTTGCCATTATATGTGTAATTAATAAATTATTAAGTATTATTTTAGTTTATATATCTCTTACAATTTGGAAAGAGACTTCTTAAGAGTTTTTAAATCTTCTATATAAGTTTCTTTTGGATCTGACTTATGAATTCTTGTATATTCTGTTTTATTATTTTCAATTTCTTTTAAACATTGCTCATATTTTTCTTTTGTTAATGAAACAATTGACATAGTTAAAAGATAATCATAAGAATCGTTTATTTTATCAAAAGAAAGTTTAACTAAATCATCAATAACATCAGATTTTGGTCTATTGTTTATTTTTAGTTTTTGTTTAATTATCAAATCTATAAATTTTGATTTATTAAATAATAATTTGAGTTCCTTCTTTAATTCATCTAACTCAAAATCCTTTCTTTTATAATAGTATGAAAGTCTAAATTTAATAAAATAATCAATTAAGTCATTTAACGAGTCAAATTGAATTAATTTACCATGTTCATCAAGACATGTTAGATTTTCAGTTTCATTTTCATGTAATTTTAAAAGTTTTTCAAGTTGTCCTTTTTTAATTCTGTTTGCTAATTCAACTCTTGTAAATTTTATGTTATAATCAATTTTTTTACCATCACAATTATCATCGTAATATTGTATGTCTCCCTTTTCTTGTAATGCACTTAAAAGATTTTCATACTTTTCATATGTCATTGATGGTGGTAATTCAGTTACTCTTACATTTGTTGTATTAAGTACTTCATATTTACCTTTAAATAAAAAAGAATTTTTATCAACATTAATAACTTCTCCGCTAAAATCAGATAGCCATGGTAGAGGATCCTTTGGTTTTTTACCTTCAAGTTTTGCTAAACAATTATCAATAAGTTCTTTAGGATTTCTATTCAATATATTAGTTGCAAATCCAACTGCTATACCACTTGTACCATTTAAAAGCACAGTAGGTACAATGGGTAAAAAGTAATGAGGTTCAATTTCTTCACCCTCTTCAAATTTAGGAGTAACTAAATCAAAGTCTTTATATAAAAGTTTAAAGTTTTGATTAAGTTTAACTGAAATATAACGTGGTGCACCTGCTTCTGTAGATCTTAATGTTCCAAATTGTCCAATACCTTCTAAAAGAGGTAAAGAGTTTTTAAACTTTTGAGCCATCGAAATAACAGCAGCATTACATGATGCATCACCATGATGATATGCTGCACCTGATGCTACTTTTCCAGTAAATTGGAACACTTTAAGTGGTTTTTCAGATAAAGTTTTCCAAGTTTTATTAGCTATGTATATAACCTTTCTTTGTGTTGGTTTAAATCCATCAATAACTGAAGGTATTGCTCTATTTTCAATAGTATACATACCATAAGCAGCATATTCATTATCAAAATAAGAAGTAATGTTTGTTTTTTGCATCTTAATTAATTAAACGTTGTTTTCTAAGAGATGAATTATCACCAAACCAAGCTTCTGCTGAAGCTTCTGCTAAATCATCATATTCAATTTTAAGTAAATTTGGTTTTTGTATAATGTCTTTATAATCTGCATCTTCTAATGCAGCAAGTCCTTTTTTATATTCAATTGACCATCCCCGTAAAACAGTTTTTTTCTCCCATATTTCATAATCTTCTTGTGTATAAAAATTTAAAGAGTCTTTACCTTTTTTTGCAACAACTATAGGTGTTAATACCTGATATATTCTGCCTTCTTTAAAAAGTTCAGGCCAATAACGAAGGAAGAAATTTATAAGTAAAGAAGTGATTGCACCAGAACCGTCGGGGTCAGCATCAGTATATATGCGTATAGAACCGTAACGAAGACTTTCTGCTTTTTCACCTATTCGTAAACCCATTGCTGCTATAATTGATTTAAGCTCAACGTTTTTAAGAACATCTGCAGGTTTCATTCCATTAACATTCATTACTTTACCTCTTAATGGAAATGCACCTATCAAATTAGGATCTCTATGTGTTCTTACACTCGTCACAGCTGAATCGCCCTCGAATATACAAAGACTACATTTAGACCTATCATTTCTTTCTTTTGCATCTATAAGCTTATTGATTTTAGTTGCACTTAAATCCTTGGAAGCTTTGCGTAATAATGCCCTTTCCTCAGCTTGTTCTTTTTTGTCTATCCAATCAAGTAGTGATTTAATGATTTCTGAATCAAAAATTTGTTTAACTAATTTATCAGAAACTTCATGTGATGTACCAAATTCTTTAACTTCTGTTATAAGTTTTTCCTTTGTTTGCGAAGAAAACCCAGAATTATTAACAGCACAATTAATAAAAATGATCATATGATTTTTAATATCAGATGGTTTAATATCAACCTTGTGTTTCTTTTTAAGAATTGCTTTAAGTTTTTCCACTATCTGATTTAAAATGTAATTCACGTGTGTTCCGCCATCTTTCGTTTCAACGGTGTTAACAAAAGAAATTTGTTTGTGTCCTGATTGTGAATGTCCTACAGCAACCTCCCAGTTATCAGATCTTTCAAAAAACACACCATCTGTATATAATTCTGCATATTCTTTAAATGTTTTAAATTTAAAACGTTCATCGTTAAAAGAAACTTTTAAATTTTGATTACAACCTGCAATATCAATAACACGTTTTTCTATAAGTTTTAAATGATCGTCATCAATGTCTTTCATACCAAACCTTTTAAAATCTACATCAAATGAAATTTCTGTAAAATTTTTATTGGATGGTGTAATTTTAACAGCAGATCTGTTTGACATATTATCAGAAAAGGTCTGTGTAAATTGATTCTTCCCATCAGCTGTTATAACAGTAAAACGAGTTGAAAAAATATTAGTAAGAACGCTACCAATACCATTCGTACCTGCTAAAACCCTTTTTTCAGTATCATCAAAATTTGAACCTGCTCTTAATTGAGAAAAAATGATTTCTGGAATCCATTTGTTATGTTCAGTGTGTTTAATTACTGGAATTCCACCATTATCTCGTATTGAAATTGTTTTTTTATCAACTCTTACTATTATTTGATTAAGGTTAATATTTCGTTTTGATTCATCCACTGAATTAGAAATAATTTCATCAAATAATTTAAGAAACCCTGGTATGTATTCAATTAATTTAGGTTCAAACTTTGAGCCATTAAAAATATACTCAGTAGATTCATGTCTTTTATTTGAACCAATGTACATACCTGGACGTGTTAAAACATGTTCTACTTCTGATAGTACTTTGTATTTTTGTGAAATTTCGTTATGTTCTTTTTTCATATTTAAAAAATTGCGACAAATATTGTACACATTTGTCGCAAATTTGTTTTTATTTTAAATAAGTTTATTTTTAAGTTGTTCTCCTAAATATTTTTCCGTCATTTTAATTTTTTTAAACCCAATTGAAGGTGTCATCCAAATAGAAGTTATCCAATCATGCCAATTATTAGTAAGAAGATCTATAAAATTATCATTATTTCCTCTTTCCTTATATCTTTTAATGAACATGTCTTTCATTTCATAAGAAGGATAGACAAGATAGAAAAATATACACTCATCTAAAAGAGCTTTTCTAACTTCTTCATGCGAAGAAATAAAAATATAATCATATCTTCCTATGTTACTTTTTATATGTTCAATATAATTTCTTGGAAAATGAGGATTTCTAACTTTTTGACCATCTTCTTGTATACACCAACCGAAATTTGAAGAATCTAAGTCTAAACAAGTTTCTTTGTTTTGTTCATAATAATAACTCTTACCACAACCCGGAAACGCTGAAATTATGCTTGTTCTCATTTAAGAAGTTCTGCTATTGTTTTTTCGCGAATTGCAATTTTACTTGTAAGTTCTAAATATTCTTTATATTCTCGCTCATTTGACATGTCACTTTGTAAATATTTATCCGATAGGTCGATCGATCTCATATCATCATAAAGATCATCAAGATCTTCTATTAAGTCCTTTACAAGTTCAACACGAGGACATTCAGTTTTCTTAAAAAATTCAAATATCATATTAGTTCTATTTTAATTATTATACACTTATTTTTCTTAATAGTTTTCACATGTAAATTGTTGGAGGTGGATTAAAATACGGATCTGAATTAGTTCCCTCTTTGATTATAACAGGTCTATTTTGTGTGAATATTGTTGTAATTGGTTTTAATGTCCAATCTGTCATATCTAATCGCATTTTAATAAAATGTGCCATAATATCAGACAAAAGACATCCTTCATATACACTTATGCATTTTGTGGAATGATTTAATGTGAATTTTTCCATAGTTTTAAATTGAAAGTATTAGAAATTTGTCATCAACATCATCTTTTTGTACATCAATGAAATATACAGATGCGTTGTATACTTTATTAACATATTGATATATGTCTTTTCTGTGAGTGTGACCTACAACTTGATTAACATTCTTTAACGGTTTTTTAAGTTCATTAAAGTCACACCATAGAGGGCCACCGGTATTACATCTACCGCCTCTAAGATGTCCAACATCAAATAATGCATTGTATTGTATCCTATCAGAAGGTTCATTTAACTGCATTGCAATGTCTTTTGAAGTGTCACCTTTAAATACATTAATAAACCATGAGTGTTGTACTCCAGCATGGGTCCATAAATGATTTTTATATGAATATGCAAACTGAAACAATTCCTTGTTTTTATTAAATATTTCATACAAATCAAAATGAGCTTCTGGTCTATACCCACTGCAACGAAATTCGCCTATTTGCGATGGGTGATGATAGTATTGAACATCATGATTACCAAGAAGTAATATTACATTATCAGGATTTTGTTTCTTAAATTCTATAATGTCTAAAAAGTTGTGTTGTATTTCTTCGTTTGTTTTATCAAAAGAGTCAAGATAATCTCCTAAAAAAATCCATTTTTCAACAATTTTAGTTTTTATCATATTTTTCCAGGAAGATCTTCCATGAACATCTCCTATAGATCCTATAATCATAATTTAGTTTTTATTATTAAGGGAAATTTTGTCATTGTTTTAATGTTGTTTTTATTTGTGTTATATGTTTACAATCAGATCTTCGTCTAAATGAATGAGCAGGACAAGTACAGTTCCAAATACCGTTCATAACAGTAACCTCATAAATTGAACCTTTACTACCCTCAACTGTATATGACTTGACTGGTGACTTTACTATATCTTGTGTTCCATAAGAAATTTTTTCATGCATTTCTAAAAGTTCAGGAATATCATAATATCGTTCAACTGGATGCCACACACCATCAACTATAATGTAATATTGTTCATCTTGTGTTGATTTAAAACAAATAAGAGGGTTAAATGACTTAAATTTCATATTTATTTGTATATTAAAATAAAAACCTGTAATTATTTGTAGTCGTTAGCAAACATGTTAATACTTTGCATATACTTTACAATATTTTTTATCCACCCAAAATCTTTTTATACCCTTTTCGTTACTCCATTCTTTATTTGATAAAAACAATCTATCGTAAGTTACTAAGTGTACAAAAAATATGCCTTTGGGGTTTGTACATATAACTTTATGCCAAATATGAAAATCATCGCTACCAAACTTAACTTTTTTCTTTACTTCAAATGTTTTCATATTTTTAACGATTTGCGCAAATTGGACCTAAACCTATTTCAATTGAATGAGAGTCTGTAAGAGGTTTACCGCAACACAAACACTTACCTTGGTGCATCAGTTGCATTCTTTCATCAAGATAATTGAATTCCGAATGTTCAACTTTATCAAGAACAAATGCAATAGCAACAGCTGAAGGCGAGTTAATAACTTCTTTTTTATTACGAATTTTGCCTTTATAATAAGTACCTAATCTTTTGAAATTTTGGTAACCTGTTTCAACTTTAATGTGAGTATACCAATTACCATTGTATTGAGAACGAATAATTTTGTAACTGTATTCTTTTCCAGTTTTAATAGATTTTAGCGTGAAATTGGCACCGCTGTTATTTTTTTCAGAGTTAATAGTAGCACCTAAAGCAACTGAGGAAATTACGTGGTTGTTCATGATTTTATGTTTTAATGATTACTAATTTTGATATACAAATATACAAAAAAATTCTTAACTACAAAAATATAATTAAGAATTTTTCATTTATTTTAGTTAAATTTTGTTAAATAAGTTTTCTTACCAAAATATCAGCAATACCGCAATCTGCATATTCCTTTGTTCTAATCCATCTTGACTCTGTAGGACATGATGTTTTAACACCATAAGATTCGAAAGTAACAACTTCACCTTTTTCGGCAAGAATATTGTTATATACTTTTTTTACTGTATTGTTTATACCATTTGCTAATTTAAAATCTTGATATGATGTATGAATAATAACTAGTTTATCACCTCTTTGAAAATCATCTCTATTTTGAGTAACTTTAATATTATCCCAAACAAGTTTATCATCAATAAAAACTTCAACATTGCCTAACAATGGAACCTCTAAATATTCTTCTCCGTCTACTTTAATTACAAGCATAATGTTTTTCTATTTCACAGATTTGTTCTTTTGTTACAGATGCTGCATAATGCATTATCTTCATCAGTATCTTTCCATGTACTTTCTTTTTTGTAACTTAATTCGCGTATTACATCTTTCATTACATCAAAGAATTAAGTTTTTGATTAAGTTTTATGTTGTTTTTAATCATTGCTTCTTTATGGTCTTTTGACCATTTAATATTTATAATTTTCCAGCGATTAATAGAATCTTCAACATATTCTTTTTGGTGTTTTTCCCATTTTTCTTTACCATATTCTTTTGCTGGAGCATCATCAGGTATTTCTTCCCATTTTTTAGTAAGTGTCCTGTATTTATCTTCTTTAATAAGTATTTCTAAAATTTGATCATCCGTTAATGAAGAGTTTTTAGTAATTTTTTCATCGTCTAAAGCAATTGATTTTAAATTACTTTCTATTTCAGAATTAATCTTTTCAAACTTTGTCATTTTCTTAATCTTTTCCGCATAAATTTTTGATATTGTATCAGATTTAGTGCGAGGCAAACTAGTTTTTGTGATATAACGATAATGTAACTTTTGAATATTGTAACCACCAGCATAAATAGCTTCTGTTGTAAAATAATACGAATCTTCTCCTCTATTTATTTTTGCATTTATTTCAATGTTTCCTTTTACTGAAGTATAACAATTAAATGAAACAAGTACATCCGTAGGAAGAGTATAAATTTCAATTGACTTAACCAAATCATATGTAAGATTAAGTTTAATCATTTCTTTTTGGTAATTAGAAAACATTTTTCCGCCCTTTGCTATAGCAGCAGACTCTATTCGTTCAACCATTGAAGTAAGAGTTTGTTCGAGTGATTGTAGAATAGTATTAACTAAATTGTCTTTATTTGACTCTAAAAGAAATTCATTATATTTAAGCATAAATAATGATTTTAATTGAAAGTAGGAAGACCTACTTGAATAATAATTGCGTCATAAATAAAATCACCTGTGTCAATTTGCACAATTTCATGAAGACGAAGTTTTTTAGGTGATTGATACATTATAAATTTTCCTGAAGTTTGAATACGTGCTAAATAAGAGTTCATGTTTTTATGTTTTAAATTGATATACAAATATAATAAATTTTTCTTAAACTACAAAATATTTAATAGAATACTTAGTTAAATAAAGTTAAATTTAACCAATAATTAAAAGTGTCTTTATTGTTAATTTTTGGTCATTTAAATAAGATAATCCGATATAAGCATTTCTAAGTTTAATCAAATATTCTGTGCCTATTTGAATTCTTAATGATTCATATTTATAAAGTGAATAAAATCCACCCTTAAATGAAATTAAATTTCTATTGAATTTATAACCTAAGCCAACATTCATATAACCTACTGAATTTACATGTAATGGAAATTTCACATCAGTAGATACATATAAGTTATTATCTTGTATAGAACCGATACAAAATTCTACGCCATCCTTAGATAAACCAATGCCTCCTATAGTTTGTGAAAAACATATAGAAGACATAGAGATTAATAATATTAAAATTAAGTGTTTCATTAAATTTTTAATTATTATACACTTAAAAGTCATTTTGTTTATACAATGTTTTCTTCCCACCAATCAGAAGAGAATTTTACAGCAAATTCTTCTACTGCTTCAGATGATGAATAATCACCGGCAATTTCTGGCATTGGTCCTTTAGGTATAATACCATGAAATGTTCTTTGCCAAAATATATCGCCTTTTCTGTTATAATTTGTAACAATAATTGCAGCATCTCCACTATAATCTTTCTTTAAACCTTGTTCACCCGTAAGAGGATTGTAAACCAATCTCCACCAATTACGAAGAGTTTTATAAATATACAATTCATTAGATTCACTAAGGTTAAGAGAGAATGAAATTTCAATATCAGGTGTAGTTGTATCTTCAGGAGTTTTAGCATATGAACGCTTAGCAAATTTATACGATTGTTTAATTGTATCGTCTGCTAAAATATCATGAACTAAACCACTGATTTTATTTACATGTTGAATTAAAAGTTCAGACCCTGCTCTTGCACCAACAGGTGGTATGATTTTAACCTCAAATAAATTTTGGTAAACAGGCTCATAGTTTTTCATTGCAGCTTTAGCCGTTTTGTAATGAGGAAGTCCTTCTTGTGACATATGATTAATTTTTTATTTTAGTTCTTTTTTAAAACTGGCCCCTTGCAATGGCGCCAGTTTTTAATATAGTTGTTCTTTGTATTAATGTTCCCATTCCACGAGTAGGTTCAATATAAGTATCAATTATACCCATGTCATTATCAATTATTTCATCAGTGTTATTAGTGTTATCCATAACACTTACGATACTGTATGCACCGCCATCAGATTCAATTTGGGCAGTTAAATTATCAACAAGCGTTTTAATTTCTAAACGAGCTTGTACTGTATTTTTTTCCCATCTGTAGTTTTTAAGTATTTCCTCAATAGAATCTTGTAAGTAAATAATTAATTCTGTTACATGTGCTTGTGATAAAGCTGATTTAATATTTTGTTGAGCAGTACCATTTGCATTAATTACTAATCCTAAACCACGTTTGTTCAAGATTGCATTGTAGCCAAATGATTCTATAATATCTAAATCTTTTCTGTCAAAATTATATTCAACACCATACAAACCTTGTGCAGAAACAACACCTCTACGAGGACCTGCGACAATGTCATAAGGTAAACCATTTACCCATTTTGCTGCATACAAATTAGAAATATATCCTGCAGGTGGAACTGATACATTTGTACCGTTTTCTCTTATTATCAAGTTTGGTCCATAAAATGCACCGAAGCTAGATCCACTTTCAATCGTTGGCATACTAAATATATTTGAAGGATTTAGTGATATATTACCACCTTCTGCTATATATGATGCATCAAAATTTGAAGTAGAATTAAATTTGAATAATGGATTAATTGAATCTTTGAATTGTTTAACAGATGGCATATTAAGAATAGCGAAAGCATTTTCTCTTTCTTTTGCAAGTCTAGTTAAACGACTTTTTGATTCTCCTTCAATTGCACCTTCAAATGTATCAATTATATAACGATAAGTTATAACTTCTTTATCTGTTAATGCATTAGCTAAATTAGTGTTCCAAATACAATCAAGAATTTCATTTTGACGAGCAAGGGTACCATTTGGTATTTGCGCATCTCTTAATGAATAACCATCAAGTTTCGTGAAACGATAATGATCTACAAAATTTCTTATGTCTTTGTATCGTTCTACTGTTTTTTCAGCTGAAATGTATATAGGATTAGCGGCAGTAACTTTAATTTTTTTGTATGTTGCTGAAAGAGGATTTGTATCTTCAATAACAGACAAAATTTTAGTTAAACGACTTTTTCCTGTCAACGGATTAATTTTTACAATATCTTCGCCATCAGCAAAAGCTTGTACTAAATATTGACCTTTGATGATTTTACCTGTCCACCAACCTACGCCTAATCCATTATCTTCTGTATTATCTAACCAAACAACATTTGTCAAGTTAATATAATCAGTTAGTGCTAAATCTGTTTCAATAGATTCATTTACATTACCTACATAAGATATAATATCAAATGTATCATCAGTAAGTTTAATATTTGTTGTAGGTGTACTTATTTTAACATAGTTAACTTTAGAAGAAAGTACTGCAGCAGCACCAACCATAAACACAGCATCGAAAGTACTTAAATCGTTTGTGTATGTTCTATCAACAACAAATACTTCATTAATATCGCCATCAACAATTGCTTTATCTTCTTCTGTTACAATACCGTTTAAGTAATCTGCATATAAATCAGAATCTTGTCCTGCGTATATATCTTTATTATTTACTCTAACCCAGTCATTTTTAACAATTACTTTAATACCACCAGCTGACATATAAAGATAACCTTGTGCGTCGGTTTTAGGACCTGTTATACCGCTATCTGCAGCTAATCTTAATGTAATTTTCAAAGTTAATTTTCCAAGATTTGCATCATATGTTTTTTGTACAACATGTGCAAAATTAACAGCAGTTGTAGTACCACCTATAAGATGAGCAGAACATTGTATATAAGATTTACCCTCAGTTATTGCATTAACAAATGATTTAAAGTGTTCAACTGATGGAAATGCATTTGAAGTTGATAAAATTTCAATAGTGTCATATCTTCCTGCAGTGTAACCTGATGCACCTGTTATAGTTGAAGATGCAGACAAAGTAGCATTTATACCAGTTGCACCTGAAGGACCAACTACTAAATTTGATTTGAATACAAAATAGTCAGATGATACTGTTGCTGGTTGAGCATATCCACTCTCGACCTCAGATGTACCCATTTTTGTAGTATATCCCAATGTATCGGTAATATTACCAAAATAAGATAAGAAATTAATTTGTGAAGGTGCCTCAGATTCTATTGTATGTCCAACTGTATCAACTAAACCGCCTGAAAATACATCATCAACTGAGTCAATTAAATCACGATTAACAGAAATCATTAACCCTGTTTTACTAGTTTCAAGATTTACTAAATCTTCAATAAATATAGCATTTCCTGTTTTATCAGTAAAATCAGGTATAATTGAACCAGAATATACACCTAATACATTAACTGTACTTAGATTAAGAAATGTTGTAAGTGCATCTTTTGTATTTCCAAATTTATCAACATAGTCTTTCTTTAAACCTGTTAAATCAAATAATTCACCGTATGTAGGGTCAATTGATAAAGCAGTATAATTTGACCAATTTCCATCAACCACAATAACATCAACCATATAATCAGACATATAATCTGTTTCATTTATAAATGAAGGAATCTCTTCTTGACCATACCAATCTTTTGCTGAAATATCAAATCCAACCGTATCTGATTTTCTAACAATAACAGAAATAGGTTTTCTACCTATATTAGAAATTGCAATAAGTTCACGAGAAGGTACAGTTTCAGCATTAGAATTTACGTCTTTAAGAGCACTAGGATCAGCATACCAAAATTTATCAGTATTAAATAAACTTGTCACTGGTGTAGATTTAACAGTAGTGTTTGGTATTGATGCATTTACAGAAATACCTGCATAAGAAGTATTATCAAGAGTATCATCGAACTTAAGAAGATTAAGTGCAATAATAGGACCAGAATCTAAAGCTGCAAGCGCAGTTCTATGAAAAAACGAACCATTTCTCTCTAATTTTTTATCAATATCGCCGAACACATCTAAGAAAAATTTCTTATCTTGTATATAAATAGGCGTATTGAAAGGTCCCTTTTTAGAAAAACCTGGAATCAATTTAGTAATAACAGAAGTAGTACCTATAACCTGAGAATTATCTTTAGTTATACGATATACACCTGAACTTTTAAATTGTTTTAACGATGGAGATATTGCCATATAAGTTTGTTTTTAGTTTATATATCTTTCTTTTTTTAATGATTTAGAAAATGTCATAAATATCATCATCATTCTTCTCGAATTTTTCTTGAATTTTATCAAGTTTCTTTTGTGTAAATTCATCTAAAAAATCATATAATTCTTCAGTAATTTCAATAAAATCAAGCGTATCTATAATGGCACTTGTTGTTATAGAAGACATCATAATATCATCATTACCTGACTGTGCAGAAAATGTGCCATTTGATTTTCTAGAAAACATTTTAGCTTCATTACATGTATGAGTCTCCGACAAAATCATTCTACCCTTAGATGTAATATCTTTAAATTTTTCAGCTAATAAAGGTTTATTTTCTGAATTATATCTTACGCCATATTCTTTTATTTTTGAATTATGTCTATGTTTAAACTTAACAAATATTTCTTCGTCAAAGTCATTGTAATCAGGATAAAGAAGTAATAATTTAGATATTAATTCGGCACCGTATGTATTATATTCTAATAATAAACGTAGATTTTCAGAATCGAAAATATCAACAGATAATGCATATAAAATTTTAGCAAATTCACCTAACGGATGTTCATTTGATCTAAATATACCAATCTGTGTTAAACCGAAAAAATCTGATAATGAACTTAGATTTTTGATTTGATCTAAATAAATACTATCTATTAAATCAATTCTAAATATATTTGCAATGGTATAATCTCTACCTACACCTTCTGATAAATCAAGTCCTATAACAAAGAATTTTGTAGGGTCGTGGAACTCGGCCAAATCAAAATCTGGATGCCATTTTAATTGAGAGTAGTCTATATTTAAATCATCTAATTCTTCTATTTCCCTAAAAACAAAATCTTTTTTTCTAGCTTCCATTTGAATAATTTGTTCTCCATCAAGTAATAAAGAAGAAGATTTCAAGAATGTACAACCATATTGTTCATTAAATGCTTCCTCTGAACCTAAATCCGCAACTTCTTTCTCCTTCCAAGCATTATCTCTTCCAGGAACATCCCACCAATCCACTCTAATAGGTGTATATGAATTAAGTCCATCTTCAGCCGCTTGGTATAGTTCTTGAAATAATTCATAACCATTCGTTGTAGATGTGATTATTATTTTTGAGATTTTAGAAGATGAAAGTGTAGGATATACATTATAATAAAAAGATCTCTTTATATTTTCTGGTACATGTGCAAACTCATCAAGAAATAATAAATGAATGGTAAAGCCAATTGCTGATGATTTAGTTGTATTTTGTGAAATTAACCTACACTTATTATCAAAAGTCATTGCAGTAACATCTTTTTTCATGATCCCTGGTTTTAGAAAAAAGGGTAATCCTTCAAGAATGTTTTTAATTTTATCAACAATTTCTTTAGTTGTTTGTCCTTTATTTGCCATTAAAAGAACATTTTTTTCATAATGAAATATCAAAAACCAACATAAAAAAATTGAGGAAGAAATAGTTTTTCCTGACTGTCTGCAACTTAAAAATATTGTGTGTCTAGATTGCTGATATGTTTTTAAAACATCTTCTTGATAATCTCTTAGTTTTATTTGTTGATAACCATCATCTGTCATTACTTTACAGTAAGTATTTGCAAAATAAACTACATCTTTAGCACATCTCTTCAATTCATCATATTCCCATTCAGAATATTCAAATACAATATTGCCTTTTCTATAATTAACATCACCTTCAAAAAACGGGTTATCTTTAATATCATAACCTTCTTCCATTGCGGTGACTGTTTTATCAACCCTTTCGGTTGTCCATACAGTTTTTGTATTATCCGATTTTTCTAATATCTCATCTGATTTTGCAAGTTGTTCTAATGTTGCCATAATTTAGTTTGGTATAGTATTCAAGAGCGTATCTATATTTAACTCATAGTTAAGATAGAATTTTTTAACCGCTCTTTTCCACTGTTTCATATTTGTTTTTTTAAGTGCTAAGAAAAACTCATCACCCTTATCATCACCTACCTGTATTGCACCAACAAAAATTGCCAATGATTTCTGTAAATCTTTACCAGCATATTTCTTTTGGAATTGTGTAATCTTTGACTTAATTGTTGGATCAAATTCAACTTCGGCCGAAAGATATTCTAAACGACGATCTTCTTTTGATGATAATGGGTTATCTCTTATGATTCTACTTTTACCTACTTGGTTTCTATCAAGCCATTTTAATGAATTATGCTGAACAGCATGTGTTATTTCATGATAAACAGTAGTCTTTAAAGTAGCAAATAAAGATTCAATTTCCGATATTGAAAATTTTGTTGAACACAATTCTTTAAGTGTTCTTGGGTTAATTGTAAAATATCCTGGGATCCCGTTTGTTGAAGACTCTTCGTAAGAAGCATTAACTTTAGGACGTAATCCCCAAATTTTAGATTCACAATCAATGATTAATCTTATGTAACCAAATTCTAGTTTCCAATTGTCTCTTATTTTTTGAGGTAATCCTTCTAATGTTGTGTCTAACTCAACATCTTTGTTAAAAGGCTTAAAATCCTCTTCTATTTTTACATTGTACTTTTTGGACAATTCTTTGGCGACAACAGGATCATACAAATTTATGTAAGATACATATTCAGATATTATATATAAAACCATTGATTTATACAAATCCATTGGAATTTTATAAGTCCTTCTCCTATTAACATATCACTGAATTCTTTATATGATTTAAGTAATTTCATATTTTTAGACTTTCAAATTTGAATTTATTTTCTATTTCTTTCACAACTTCTTGTACTATTTCCAGTGTATTATTACCTTCGCCGTTTATATGAAATATTAAAATTTCGCCACCCTTTAAATGATTTTTAACATAATCAATTGTTGCTTCTTTTGTGTCAAAGCTAACTGATGACGATTGTTTATCTGATACATATCCTGACCAAGACGCAAATTTTAAATCTAAAGTAGAAAGGATTTTGTGAGTATCTTCATTAGGTCTACCCCAAGGAACCCTGTACCATTTTATATCAATGTCTAAATTATCTTTAATGAAATATTTGCATTTAGCAACATCTTCATATTGTTCATCAAATGTCATATGAAATGGTCTTTTATGATTAAACCCATGACCTCCAATAGAACATAAAGGCGATTTTAAAAATAACAAATCTTTATCGGAATTAAGTTCATACCATTTTACATTTAAAAAAATTGTATGTTTTATTTCGTGTTCATGTAGCCAATTTATGACATCATATGAAACAATTTTTGTTGGGCATGTATCAAAAGTCAAGTAAATACAATTATCATTTAAAGAAGTAATTTGCAAAGGGTCAAAAAATCTATCATTATGTCCCTTAATATCAATATACTCTTTATATGTTTTGAAATGCCCTAATATAGGCAGATTGTTTTGTTTATTATTCGTCATCTTCGTCTACTTTATTTCCCAATTCTTCTTGTATATCTTTCATTAAATTACGAGTACCTCTAACTTGTGTAGGACCTCCTGAAATTTCAAATTTTTTAGGGGTTTTGTCTCTTTCATCAGCATATATATCAATGTCTCGTTTAATTTTTTTAATAGATTCTTCTGTTGCTAAAACTTGTAATGTTTGATGTTTCATAATATCAAGCATTGTTTTTTGCATTCCAGCTAAAACCTCAAACATTCTAGGTGAAGTTTCACCGCTATCTATAGTAGACATTAATGTTTGTATTGCTCTATCTGCAATTTTTACTTGGTTTATTAAGTTTCCTAATGTTACCGCTTCTAGGTTTGCCTTAGCTTGTATGTATTCGTTTTTATTTATTACATCAGAAGATAAGTAAAATTTAAGCAAATTATTAACAACACCTCTTGCTTTGTTTGCACTTTTTGTTGTAACATCAACATAATCAATAGGTGCAATTTTAGGTTTAAATGACGGTAATGTATTTTGACTTACTACATTATCATCATCTGATGTTGGGTTTAATAATGAATCTATAGATTCTTTAAGTTCTTGTTTTGTATCATCTTTCATATTATCTCATCATTTGTCTTGTGACATTTAAAGGTTTAACTGCATTATCTATTAAAAGTGCTAAATGTGAATCTTTAACCAGATATTGATTCGCTATTATTGAATGTTTTTCTTCTTCTATTGATTCCGACCAAACTCGTATATTAGTTAAATTAAGTGTTCCTGAAATAAGTTTGTAATTAGGACCACTTATATTAATAGGTGTTAAATTTAATGTCTTTGTGTATAATTTTTTTAAGTTGGTAGTTTTTGTTGCAATTTCATTCATTTCATAAAGATGTAATGACAGTTGACCAAATTCATTCATCACATTAACAACAATAAAATACCATTTGTTTGATAGTACAGGTAAATTGTCAAACTCATACAAAGTTGAATTAAGATTCATTTGTATTTTTGAAATTGAACCCATATTATACTTTAATCTGAGCAAATGTCCAACTGAATTATCATAATCATATCCTGATATTAGCGTGTCATATTCATTACGATCATTTAAAGTATGTTTTGGTTTAAACCACATTGTGAATGATCTATTTTCAGTAATATCTTGTTTTGCAATAAGCTTATAATTTAAAGCAACTTCATTTTCACCTAATCTTGTCTTAAGATCATAATAATCTTGTGCAATTATGTTATGATAATTTTTTATATCTTCTTTAATTATTTGTAATTTAGAATTAATAGATAATCTAGTGTAATCTGAATTGCCAACAGTATTAGTTTGATTTTGTTGTGGTTTAGTAACCTTCATAAAATCATCTGATGTGTTAGAACCAAGTATCTCTTCTAAATTAACGTGCATATCATCAATATAATGATCTATTTCTGCGCTTCTTAATACATTTTGTTTATCTTGCCATTTAAATAAAGAAACTTTATAATATGCCTCTATACCCATAAAATCTTTAAGCGAATATGCGGAATGTACTTCATATGTTCTATCCATAAGAGGAAAATACAAAAAGTCCTTTTCTTCAGGTAATGAATTTTGGCCAAACGCTGTTTGAAATTGTGATTTAACTATATGAATCTCGAATGAATCACCAAAATCCATATCATACGGAACATACTTTATTGAATTATCAGGTAACTCGTTATCAGGTATAAGTATTTTAATATCTTTTACATCTGACACATTAAATAAAGAGTACTCTTTAAGTATACTATCAGCTGAATCTATATTTGGAGAAGTTTTAAAATATCTTACACAATGTCCAAACATATCAGAAACAGCACAGCACATATCAAAATACAGCTTTTTAGCAGAATCGGTTACATTATAAGGAGAAAATAAATTATCAACCGAATTAATTAAAATACCAGAATTTAAATTTGATGTATTAGAACAAATTGCTGATTTAGAACATGATTCATCTTCTATTTCATATTCATTGTTTGGTAAAGCTTGTGTAAAATTTAATACAATATTATCAAGTGTTCTGGATCCAACCGTTGTCGAATTTCTTACACACTTAAATTGAATATCAAACGAAATGCCTTCTTCTTTTACTATTTTTGTAAATATGTTAAATATATCAGAAACATAGCCGTTCGCGTTGATTATTTGAACCCATGACGACCACACAATATTTGGTTTACCCATTGTTTTACCTACCGTTAAAACATCATAAGTCCAACGTATAAAAATATCATGATAAATATCCGAGGTAGGATTATCTGAAAATTTAAAGTTAACACCGTTAAGGGATTTTATATTTCTAAAATCTTCACTAAAATCTACTCTAAGTGTATCTCCATTATTATAAGTTACATTATTTGCATTTATAATGTATGTAAAATTCATCGCTATTTTAATTTATATATCTTTGTGGTAATATACACAAAAAAGAGCAACTTAAGTTGCTCTTGAAATTATCTAGAAGGACTCGAACCTCCGTGTACCAACCATTTTAAGGGATTCGCTACCAACTGCTCATTACGGTCATAGAAAATTTAGTAATTCATTTGTTTTTTTAATTTTGCAAAATATGCTTTCAATTCAGATTCATTCCATTTAACTATTCGTTTAAATTCATCTTCTTTTAGTTGATGCTTTTCCATATAGATACGTTTAATATCTTCATCAGGTTCCCATACTTTTGCTTTCTCTGCTTCTGTTTTTTTAGTTTTTGTATAAAACCACCCAGGTGTTTTACCTATTCTGCGAGCAAATATTTGCCATAAATCAACAACAGCAACGGAATTAATCCCATTGAAATTTAATGACTGTGCTGTTGTAGGATGTTTTATAGAAAAAAATCTATTTATCATAAAAGCATTCCTACGCTTATCAATTGTTTTATATGTGTCATATAACTTTGTGTTACTGAACATAGCGTTTGTCATATCAAATAAAGGTATCATAGCTTTTTTTAATTTGTACCTTTAGATTCTATTAAAGTTTTCTTTTTTTCTGAAATTAAAAATCTTTCGTTTAACTGATTAGAACGTTTCATTTCTTTTGTTAAATTTTTGATGTTTTCATTAAGTTCCTTTAACGAATTTATTTTTAATAAATTTTCTTTTTCTGGTGTCATTGTGATCTATTTTAATAGGTTATCCCAAAATGAATCATTAAATCCTTCATTTGAATTTTCTTCAGCAGTAACTTCAACTGTTCTTGTATCTGTGTTCTTTTTAAAAGACTTAACAGCAATACCATCAACTAATGGATTATATGAATCAAATTCATAACATGTTTCTTTTAATATATTATCTTTTTGCATTAAATTATGTAATGCAATGCCACCTAAAAAATGTTGTGAATTTTCAATATGTTCCATTAAAGAATCATACACAACAGCAGGTAAACATTTTTTATGTAAAAACATTAAGTCACGATTCATTTTCCATTTCGTAATCAATTCAGAAATGTCTTTATCGTCAATCTTGATAATAATTTTAGCAAATGTACATATCATTTCAATATGTTCATCTTCAAAAAAATGCATTTCTTTAACAGACATATATTCTTTCTTGTAAAGCTTAAGAATTTCATCACAATGTTTATCTGTTACTTTGAATCTTTTAAGACCACCTTTAGTATCTTTCATTTTTACATAAAGAGGAGTAACATTATCGCCGTCATCACCTTTTAAAATTTTAGCAAAAACAAATTCATTAGGATTTATTTCATCAATTTTAATTTTATCTTTTGTTATAATTGTTTTAATATCATTTCTAATATCTATCATATCTTTAGGTGACATATTAAATATATCAACAACTTCATCAGACGAAACATTATTTAAAAGTTTTTCAAATCCAATAGGTGTATGAAGTTTTTTATCAAATTTATTATAATAAATTGTATTGGTTTCTCCATTTTTATAAACCAGTTGAAGTAAATCATTATCACCTGAAACAATAATAGAATTTTTATCAATTGAATTTAAGTAACTTGACCACGCAAAAATAGAATCATCTCCTTCTGCACCATTTAATCGTGTTACAATAACGCCTGATGATTGCAATCCTTTTACAAAATCATCATGTACATCAAATAACATTTTCCAATCAACATCTGTTGATTGTACGCGATTTCCTTTATATTCAACATCAGCTTCGTATCGTTTACGCCAAGAGTTATTATCAACTGTATATACAACTCTATCAATTATTGAAGAAAAACGTTTTATCTCAGCACTAAAATCAAGAGACATTTTCCAAAGAATGACTTGTTTATCTATTTCAGGTTCATCAATAAAATTAAGAGCTTTGCCCGTTTTAATTTTTTGACAAATATGAAATGACTTCATTAACCAAAAATTGCCATCAATTAGTAAAGTATATTTATTCATTTTTATTTTTTAATGATCATTTGTAATTTAAACACAAGAGAAAGTAAAGTGATCACTGGATCTATCACAAATCGTAATTCATATGAATGTTTATTTACTTCATAACAAATTTCACCAATTTTGTGATATATTAGCGGTTTTTCCAATTTAATAAATTCAAGAAAATCTTGTCCTAATGCAGCAATTGCATCATCTACACGATTAGAATAATTTGACACAATATATTGGTAATTCTCAACTTCTGTTTTATTTGCAAAAATAAATTCAAACAAATCTTTATGTACCCCGTGAAATTTAGTTACATCACTGAATGTTATTTTTTGTTTGCCTTCAGCATAAAAACCTTGAAGCGTATTAACAATGGAACGCATATCAGGGAACTTTCGTTTAACAAGTTCAAGTAATGCTTCCTTTTCAATTCCAATACCTTCCGTTTTTAAAATTTGATAAACTCTTAAAATATACTGTTTCTCTATTTCAAGAGATTCATCAGGATTAAAGTCAAATGAAATACATTCAAAACGACTTTGTATATTATCAGGTACTTTGTTAATATAATTACATGTTGCAATAAAACGAGCTGTTTTTGCAAATCGTTCTATTTCTCCGCGGAGACCTTTGAAAAATTGGTCAGACGAAACACCATCAATCTCATCAAATATAACATATTTCAATTGTTTTTCGCCATCTAATACCGATAAAGAAGAGCAAAATTCAACAATTTTAGTTCTTAAAACTTCTATTGAACTTTCAGTCGAACAGTTAATATATAAATGTGGATTATCTTTAACTAAAATTTTAGCAGCAGAAGTTTTTCCGCTACCACAGTTGCCATATAATAGTATATTTTGATACAACCCATTTGAAAGTTTATCAGATATACGTTTAGGTAAAATAAGTTCTGTTAAAGTAGATGGACGGTAACGTTCCGTCCATAAAGCAGCTTTTGGATTCATTTATTTGTTTTTAATGTTTATACACTTAAAAAGATGAAAAGTTTACAGGTCATACTTATTATCTTCTAAAAGAAATTTGTATGATGAACCTATTATCATGTTTCCGTTTGCTGTGAAACACACAACATGTCTATCTATAAGAGGTTTATCTTCATTATAAAAACGGGCATCCATTTCATATAGAATGTATACATCTTCTTGTAATTCACGCGATAATTCAAATAACATTTTTTTATCTTTAGTGATGTCAATATCACCAAACCAAATTTTTTCATTTTTTGTACAAATGTTTGCGTTAAAAACGACTAAATTTTTCGGGTTTTTTAAACAATACGTGCTTTTTGAAAAGCTTATCATTCTCCCACAAAAACCTAATACACTTATTGCGATTTCATTTTTAGTTTTCATATTTATTATTTTTTTTAATTTATTTCACATCTTTTAAGATTTTAAAATCTTTTACTTTTAATGTTTGTGTTCTTGATAATGATACATAATCATATTCAACCTCGCTAAATACACCCGTAATTTCAACGTTTTTATTCTTTAATCTTTTCGAATGTCCTTTTTTATCAACAGGGAGATAATAATCATAACCGTTGTATGTATGACGTGTGGCAAACGGAAAGTATACATGTAGAAAATAATTACTATCAACTTCAAGTCTAGTATAATAACCATCAGGAGTATTCTGTAAATTTTTTACAAATAAAAATTCTATAGTGTCTTCTCCTTGTGAAAATGAAATTGAATTTTCCAAATTTTCAAAAGAAATTTGCCTTTCTTTAATAAATAAAGACATATTCGCCATAATAACACGTAAACCAGGATAATCTGTTGACTCTAAAAGCCATTTATAATATTGTTTATCATTTACAAATATTTCACCTAATGTTTTGCCGTTATATTTGCCAAAAAATATTTTTGTGTCTTTATCATTATCAATAATAGTAGGTTTTTTATAGATAAATGGCGTATACCAAGATCTCTTACCTTGTAAATTAACATCAAAATCTTTATTAGGATCAAAATTTAAAATACCTGATTTACCTACAGCTTTATCAAAATCTAATGAAAGATTTTGACGATATGAGTTAAAGGTTCTAACCGAAGAAATATAAGGTTTTCCATCATAAGGCGATATTGAATAATTATGTTCTTCCGAAATATCCCAAAGAGTATAATACTTATTAGTAAATCCAATTCTTAACATGATAGTGTATTTTAATATGATATACAAATATACAAAAAAAATCTTAACTACAAAAATATAGTTAAGATTTTTTCATTTATTTTTAGTTAAACTTTGTTAAACAAATATCTCTCTTAAGGGATTCTTAATTACAATCAATATTTAATTTAAACTTCTCTCTTAAGGGATTCTTTAAACAAATTAAATATTTGAGTAAATCTTTTTCTCTCTTTAGTACTAAACCTCAATTTTAATTTGAATACTCAAAATATTATACACTAAATGGTATAAAATAGTTTATGAATTTAATGATTATTTTTCAAATTTTTGTAAATATTTTTCACCTTTTCCTTTTTGTGTTGAATACCAATTGTTTACATTTGCATTTAATTCTTTACCATCTAGAAAATATGACTTATATATAACGTTTCTTCCGTCATTTTTGCCAACTTCAGCAACAACTATTTCAAGCGCAAATTCTTTCTTACCTATATAAGAACCACCCATTTCAAATGAAGAATCTCCAATTTTCTTTTGTTCACTTCTCTTCCCATAAATTGTTACTATATCACCTACATGAACTTCTTTATCAGGTGTAAGTGATTCATTAACAGATTCATCTAACTTCATGTAAGTTTTTGATTTTAAAAGTGAATTAACATACTCTATTAAATTTTTATATATGTCTGCTACTTTACCGACGTTTTGAGTTCTTCTTATAGTTAATACCTTTAGTATTTTTTCAGTAAATTCTTTATTATTTGTTGGTTTTTCATGTTTTTTTACAAATTCTATAACCGAATCAAGATATGATGAATCTTTTGGCACTATCAGCATTTCATTTAAGAATTCATCAAATTTAAGGAACTGTTTTTTGTTTTCGTTTATTGTCATTATCTTGTGTTTTTTAATTTAATCATGTATTTTTCAACATTTTTATACCTTTCATATTTAGAAAACTTTTACATTGGTGAAATTTACGCCATGTGTTTCTGATTCATTTTTCCAAGCTTTATCCAAAGAAGATAGTGCCGTTTGTATATGCTTAATAGTATCATCATCCATGTATTTTTTATTATCTTTTAAAAAATAATAGAATTCGATAAAAGCAGATGAAAAATTATTAATTGTCATAGAATTTTTACCTTCGCTTATAAAAGTTTCAAAGTTTTGTAATTTCATAATATTTTATTTTATTTTATTTTTGGATAAACTTTATACCTAAATGATTATCTCCTTTAGTATCTTTTGCTGAATATTCGCCATCAAATTCCGTAAGCATAAATGTTTTATTAGGTGCAACAGATACACCAAGTCTCTCCATAAATTGTCTATTTGCTAAAAATTTTGTACTTTTATCTTTTCTATCAGCTAAAGAAACTCTAACATTTTCATATTTTTTACCCATGAAAATAATGTCTATTTCGATAATAGGTCTTTCGTGTACATCATTACCAACTTCAGCATTTGATGTGCCTTTTATTTTATGCGTAAATTCATTTTTACCTAAAGACCATGTAACTGTTTTACCATCCTCCGAAATTTTCATTTTATCATAAGTCAATGAAGATGAAAGAGCACCATTACCAGTATCAAATTTTGCAACTATATCACCAATACCTTCAATAGTTATAACTTCACGATAACCAATAGTTCTTTTTGAACGAGTCCAGTTTTCTTTATCTAAAACAAAGTCAATCACATCTTTAACTACATCTATACCTGTTGCTTTTTTAAGACCTTGTGTACCAGGTGAAGAATTAACTTCAAGTACATAATTTTTCTTACTTTTCTTGTCTACTATTATATCAACACCGCACCAATTGCAACCTACTGCTCGTGCTGCTCTTATTGCTAAATTCTTTTGTTCTTCTGTAATCTCTACTTTATCAACTGTTCCACCGAGAGAGTAATTAGTTCTAAAATCTTTCTTAATTTTATTTCTGCGCATTTGCCCTAAGATAACAGCATCATCTTCTGTTGGTTTAGGTGAGTTAAACTTTTTTGATAACACATGAATTCTTAAATCATGGTCTGACTCAATTTTTTCTTGTACCAAAGTTTCAATTGAAGGATCTACTTTCCATAAAGTTTGTAAAACTGATTTAAGTGACGCTAAAGAATCTATTATTGAAACACCTATACCATGAGAACCACTAAGCATTTTCAATATAAGAGGAAATTCACCTCCTATAAATTCAACTGCTTTGTCTATTGAATCTTCACCGTCAATAATTGCTGTTCTAGGAGTTTCAATACCTTTCTTTACAAATAATGAATATGTTGTGAATTTATTTTCGCATGCTAATATTGAATCAAGCGTATTAACAACAAAGAAATTTGCATCTTCTAATTTACTAACTAAATCTCTAGTATACGTATTTTTTACAACACCACGGCGAGTTAATATCACAGTTTTCTCAGAATCGATTTTTACCTTTGTTTTATGCTTATCTTCTAAAATGAATCCTGTTTTATCTTTTTGTTCTGATAATGTACATGCATTAATATCAACTACAGCAAAACTAATGCCTCTTGACTCACATTCTTTTTTAAGTGCTGGTACCGTGTATGATTCATCACTAATGTTTGATAATAATACAATATTTAGCTTTGATGATTTTTTAATTTTATCATCTTTTGCTTCATTTAAGAAGTCTTCATAACTTTTTATAATTTTCATTAAATTATTCTTATTTTAGTACAGTTCCAATTCTGATGAATCAATCTTATGATCATCTATTAACATTTCAACAAATTCCGCTAATCTGTTGGTTTTATCAAATTCAAATACGTTTGTGCTTGTTTGTTTTCCAAATTTTTTAAAAGAAGTATCTTTAAATATTTCTCCAACAGTTTTTGCATATTTTAAACTAACTTCAACTGTTGTGTAGTCAAAATCATAAATATTATTTATAAATTTTATAGTATTTGCGGATTCGTTTATGAACGAATCAAAGTTTAATAGTTTCATGTTTTTAAATTATCTTTTAGGTAAGAGATTATAATATATTCTCTTCGTTTTATTTTATTTTTAAGCATTTCAGAAAACTTATAAGAAGAATCTATTACTGCTGTTTTTATTGTTGACTTATTTAAATATATTTTAGCACATCTTTCACAGCAAAAGTTTTCGGGTGAAAAGTTTTCTTCATGTGCAATAATATCTGTTTTGCAATATGCACATTTCCATTTGTGTAATTTTTTAGCTTCTTTTAACTCAGACTTTTTGCCTAAAACTGTTTCATTATCTATGTTTTCAATATATATACGATTATGTCTTTTAGGATTTACATCTAATCTTGATTCTATTCTAAAAATAGCTTCTACAAAATCTAGATAATCATCGTCTTCCATATATCTTTTAAAAATAATATTATTTTCTAAAACCTTTAAATGTAATGGCTTTATAAAAAACCTATGTATTCTATGCTTACCCATTGGTGAATTTTTAGACGTGGGCGTAACATTTATATCATCAATTTGATATGAAAGTTTTGGTTTTACTAGGTGTCGTTTTTTCATACAGTGACTTTAAATATATATCTTTATGAATATGTGAGTATATGCTAAAATAAATTATGCATTTTAAAGCTTATTAAAGTGTTTATTATTGTAGATGTTAATACTATAAAAAATTGACAAATACTTGAATATACGAAAAAAAGGCAGTCTATTAGACTGCCTTTTAGTTAACATAATTTAACAAAAATTATTTTTTTGCTTTATAATTATCAAGTATCATACAAATAGCTTCGGTATAAACTTGTTCCGTTGAAACCGGCATAGCTGTATACCAATTTTCTCCAAGAAAATGATTTATTAAAACTGATAAACCGTCTTCTGCTGATATTGGTGGAAAGCAAACACCGTAATCAGTTGGATCTTTTTTATACAAATTTTTTAAAAGTTCTTCGCTTGTCATATTTTATGAGTTAAGTTGTTCATCTTCAATGTTTTCTTTTTTATCACTATTTAAAGAGTCAAATACTTTAGGAGAAACGAGCAATGCGAAAAGTGGTAAAAGAGAACTTGCTGAATAAATTGCAAATCCAATCAATGCATAAAATGCAATTGATATTAATGGCGATGATTGTGTTGATTTGTTCATATGATTTATTTTTATGATTTATTTTTTTGCATAATGATATACAAACAGCATAATTAAACGTGTTGTAAATTATTTATTAGTTTCTTTTTCACTCTATCATTTAATGTTCTTTCACGTTCATTTAACCATAAATCAGTCATGATTTTAAGTAAATTATCATAATTTTTAATTAATGATAATTGTGGTAAATTACGTTCTTGTATTTCAAAAATAACTACCCAATTAGTTTTCTTCATCCAAAGAAACTTATATTTAAACGAACACTCTAAACAAATAATTTTTCGTTCAATTTCACCATATTCACCAAAACTTCCTATTCGGTATTTAATTCTTAACCTGTTCATATTATTTATTATTTTTTTCGTAGAATGCTTTCATGAAAAGATAAATTTCATAAGTTTGTTCATCATTTAATTTAATATTTCCAACCCCACCAATTTCATATGAATAGGCAGAAGCTTCTAATTGTCCATTATCAAAGTACAAACAATCAGAGGCATCAGCTATACTAATTGATTATTATTTAATACAAATATACAAATAATATTTGAAATATAAAAATAAATTATATGTTTCTTTAGTTAAACTTTGTTAAATATTTTCATTTAGTTTAAGCATAAAAAAACCAATCAATTAATTGATTGGTTTTTCTAATTTTATAAAGTACAGATTATACTAATTGTCCGAAAGCAGCATTAATATAAACACCTGTAGTAAAGTACATAGTTTCTGGTTTGAAACCTGCTTCAACGATTGCGAAACGGGACTTAACAGCCACTTTTGGTGCCATAGTACCCTCAGCGATAGTTTGAACAGATTCTGCCATCAAATAAGGCATAAATACAAGACCTGGTGAATTACCGTCACCTTTACGACCTACACAAATACGAGTATCGTTCCAAGCCATGTTAGGATCATTGTATACTGCAAGACCATTCAAAGTACCAACTGGATAAAGTGATCCACCCATTTGATTCAATGTGTTAGCCATAGGAGCAGCAATAAATCCAGCAACATCTTGCAATGCAGAACATACTTGACCGTTTGTTACAACGAAAGTAGCAGGACCACGACGACCACGGATAGAAATCAAGTTAGCAATTGCAAGCAATTTAGACATGATTTTACGTTGACGCGTATGCAAGTTTTCAGAAGCAGCGTTAACAACTTCAGTAGCACCCATAGTAGCACCCTTCAATGTAGCAGAACCTAAGTATGCACCCATAGCAGTAGCGGTATTAGCGGTAGCAGAACCAGATACTGTAACAGCAGTAGCACCTAAGTTAACAAAGAAGTTAGTTCCTTGTGTACGGATTACTTGTTCGTGATTTTTTTCTCCCAATACAAACATTCTTCCCAGGATGTTTTTATTGATGTCTTGAGTTAATTCGTTAATAAGTACAGATTCTACCTGAGAAACTGCATCAATACCGAACTGTTTCAAGTCTTGAATTTGTTCACGAGTAACAGCAGCAGCAACTTGGAATGTTTTAGCTTCAACTGATTTGTTGAATAAAGTTAAGTTCATGATGTTATCCTGGGTGTTTTCACCTTGTTCACGAGAATAAGGATCATTTACACCTGTAGTAAAGTCACCATTAGCAAAACCTTGTCCAGAGAATCCTGTGATATGATCTTCAAGAGCTTTAACTAATTCAATAGTTAAACCAGCAGTAGCACCAGTAACACCACCAATACCAGTAACACCAATAGCTGTTGTAGCAACAGTTAAAAGAGTACCTGTAGAAAGAGTACCTCCAACATGGAAGATTGGATAACCATCAAGACGAGAAGCACCAATATAAGAAAGAGTTACACCGTTAATAGCGCTAGAAGTTGCACCAACAACAAATGCAGGAACTGCAGTTGAACCGTAGTTAACTTTTACCATTAATGGAATATTTGCACCTGTACCAGCTGTTTTACCACCACCGTATACGAAGTCCATATAAGTTAATACACCCATTGGACCAGGCATTGGAATTACAGGAAGTAAATCCAAACCGATTGTTTGTGCAGCTACTTGCATAGCCAAAGGTAACAAAGAGTGAGCTTTATCACCAGAACCAGTTTCTTGAGTACCAAAAGCAGACTGAGTTCCTGGGTCACCCGGGAAACGAGTTGCTCCCATACCATTTACAGCTCCTAATTGTGCATAAGAATTAGATTCATAAAGTTCGTGATAATGACAATATTTAGACATCCAATTCACTTTATTACTATCAGTAATACCAGTGTTTGATTCGATGATTTGTCCCCATTTACCAACGATTTCAGATTCGTTAATTAAATACATAGAGTTTTAATTTGTTTTTATTTTTTAGTTTTGTTGCTTTTTTTCTGTTAGCAACTAATTTTTAGTTTTAAAATTATAATTTATATATCATTGCTTTTTTTCTCATTTTTAAGAAATATTATCCCAATTAAAATGATCCATTATATTATTGATTGTCGATTCTTTATTACCTTTATCATCAGTGTAGTTAAAATCTTTAGGATACTTTGCAAAATTTTTACCATCTCTAAATTTAAAATCCATAGGTTTTAATTTAACATAGTTTTTGTTATTTCAATTACTTTATATGTATCATTTTCCTCTGATCTTATTAAGGTATTTACTTTTACAGGTATAAATGGAATCGATTCATTTAAAAATTCTTCAAAAGATTGAATATTTTTCATATTAAGCAATTAATTCAGTTAACCTTGTAGTGTATGAACTTAAAGTATCTTTATAAAAATCAGATCCATTAGCAACTTTTCTGTAATATTCTATATAGTCAATGTAAGCACAAGATATTTTATTATAATCATTTGCTAATTTTTCTAATTTTTTGATATTGTCAGTATTAATTGTGAATGAACCAAATTTGTCGTCTTTTTTAGAAGGATCGATCATTGTATCAAATAAACCTAAGCCGTTAGCGGAAGTTTTATTTATTTCATCTGTAATAGTCTTTAACTTAGCTTCTGTTTTAATAGTTAATTCTCTTGTACCTTTTTCGGTTTTTGCGTTTGTTGCATACTCTCTGTAACGTTTCATGTTTTGCAAAAGAATGTTTTGCAGTGGTTGCAATGCAAGCGCATTTTTTTTCTGTTCTTTTCGAACTTTCATTATTTCTACTGATGAATATTTAAGTAAAATACTATATTTTATTGCAATAGCAGAAAGTTTTAATTCATCATATACTGTTTTAACACTACCTAAATCTCCACCCGCTGGTTTGTCATATTTAACCGTTGCAGGCACAGCATCTGTAAAGTTTCGTGCATTTGTTAAAAATTTATCACCTTTTGTTATAAACATACGTTTTCCTGGTAAATACTGAGATTTATCTTGTTTAAATCCACCCCATCTACTATATGTAGGAGATTTGTATCTTAAAAGTTGTTTTTCATCATTAAACCAAAACACTACATAATCATTATTTTTAACTTGTTTTTTAAAGACTGGATCTAAAGAAGTACCAGCAATAACTTCATCATCAGGTATTTCATTCCATAAAATGCCATCTGGTAATTTTGTGTAATAGTTTTTTTCTGAAAATTGAGTAACAAATAATGCTAAAGTATTACTTTGAAATGCTTCATTTAATTGAATATAATTTTCATTTAAGAATTCTGAAAATGTAAGTAAATTATTCATATTTTATATTTTTTTAATTTGTGAATTATTTATTTTTGTAATTTTTTAACGATTAAAACGACGTTTCATTTCAGCAGCTACTCGTTGCACATATTCGTTATTTTCGTATTTAGAACTTTCAATTGTTTCATTAAGTACATGAACTGATTCATTTACGGTATCAACTTTAACTTCACGTAAATCGCGAGTTTCCCAGAAATTTAGTATCTTATATTCAGTATCTAATGAACGAATAGAAGCTTGTGCTTTAATTGATTGTTTTTGATTTTCATTCAATGAATTCCAAGAAGGTACAAATTTAGCAGGCATATTAACCAACCAATTTAATGTAACATTTTCATTTACTTTTTCTTTTAATGTGTCAAGTAATAATTGGTCTGCTTGTGCAGGAGAATAAATTTTTGCACTTTCAAATACTTTTGATACTTCAGCTTTTTTATCATCACCTAACTCATTGTAAATTGATAGAGATGATTCAGATAACATTTTAGTAAAATCTTTGCTTTCATTTACTTTAGCTTTTTCTTTTGCATCTGCAATAAGAGCATCAAGTCTGCTTGTGATTGATTTTTTGTAATCAGCTGATTCTTTAACTATAACATCTTCATTATTATTCGATTTTCCTTCTAGTAAAATTCCTTCATTAATTCTTTCAACAACCATTTGTTGATATGACATTGAATTTTCAAGGTTTTCTTTAAGATATTCACCGTAGGCTTTTACTGCTTGAACACCTTCAATAATATAATCACTATGAGAAATTGAGTTATCAAGATGTTCCGCTATGTAATTTTGATAATCAAATAATTTATTTGCACCTTCAATAATATGATTATTATGAGAGATAATATTATCAATATTTTCATTCATATAATTTTGATATGCAAAACGTTGATTAAGACTTTCAGTTAAACCTTCAGTATAAGAAATTGACTGGTCTGTTTTTTCAGCTACAAGTTTTACATAATCTATAACTTTATCAACCGACTCAGCAACCTTTTCTGAATAGTTTATACCATTTTGTGTATTTTCTTTTATGTATTCTACATAACTTTTAACATTATTTAAACCATCTATAATATAGTCATTATGAGAAGTTAAACTTGTTATGGTTTCCGATAATACACTAATTTGATTTTTTAAATCTGTTATTTCTTCCGCGGATTCATTTTTAGTTGAATTTTCTAAAGTAGTTTTGAATTTCTCGAATTCTTCTTTCATATATTTAGAATATTCATTAAAACTTTCTTCCGTGATAAATTTTTGATTATTCATTTCGTTTGTTTTATTTTGTATTTCTTTTGTTTCTGTAATAAGTTCATTAGATTCAGGAAGCTCATATATTGCAATTGTATCTGAACCTGCAAATCCATAAGATTCGTTAACTCTTTCTAATTGTGCATTAGAAAATCCTGGTTTTGCGACTAAATCATAAGTAAACATTTTTTTGATTTTTACGCGATTATTATTGTCAACTGAACCTGCTGCACGAGATGAAATATGAAGAGGAATACCTGCATCAACTAATGCCATTGCTTCTTTTCCTGCTGATGTATTAAGAAGACGTATTCTACCACGAATAGTATCTGTTGCATTATCATATTCAAGAGATTCAATAACATGTGATACATTTTTAAGAGAAATGTCAAAAGATGCTGGATGATCTAATTCGCCAAGAAGTTTATTGTTTTTGAGTTCTTCTTGTAATGCTTTTAAATGTGGCATCACCTCAGACTTGTCATATATCCTATTATTGTTATTCTTAACACCAATTTCAGTAAATACACCTTCAAGTATATATTTACCATCTTCTTTAATTGTTGATAGATTAACAGCAGAACGTTCTAATATTAATAAGTTTTTACTCATTTATCGGTATTTTAGTTTATATATCTTTACTTTTTTTATGAATGATAATTTATCAAGCAGTCATATCAGCATTTCGTTTAGAAATCTCAGTAGTTTTTTCGTTTTCCTTATCTTTCATCAACTTATTCTGTTTTAAATCATCTTCTGACATTCCTAAATAACGTCTTACTAAAAATTCAGATGAGAAAAATTTTATTTCGTTACCTTCTGCGTCCATCTCAACTAAACCATCTTTCATAGAAGTAATAAAATCAAGTTTCTTTTGTAATACTTCAATTTCTTTCATATCCTCAAAGATATTCAATTTATTATATGAAATACCAACTTGAGATTTAAATGAATCATCTTCTTTCAACTCAGGAAAATCTAAACACATTTGAATCCATAAAGGTTTTATTAATATTTCTTGGAATATTGAACGTAAACGTGTAACAAAACGACTGAATTTAATTTCATCGCGAGTTGTACCTTCTGCATTTAATTCCCATGATGGCGGACTTTCCATGTCAAAACGACTTAATGGTATTTTTGATACTTTAATAAGTTTTTCTCTAAAGTATTTTAACGCTTCAGTATCAGATAAATCAGGTCCATCACTACCTATATTTTCTACTTGAGGAGTACCACTATCTGACTCAGGTAACCAATATTCTTTATTAAATGGCATCATTGATTTACCGTTAACTTTAAGTTCACCGCTGTTTGTGTCAAAATCAATTTGTTCACGATAATTTTGCATCAATGTACCAAGAGATTGTTTTGCTCTTGTTTTTGATTTACCACCTACAGGTATAATGAATTTTGTTTTATAAGAAGAATTTACAGTTGCCCATATAATTCTACTATGTTCCATGATACGTAATAGATTAAATGATCTTATCAATCGTTCAACATATGAAACTCTAGCGTTCGTGTTAGCATTTGCGTAAGAAATGTAAATAACCTGAGAATCATAAAGTACACGTTCTTTATTAGGTTGAGCTTTAAACTGTTTCCAAATTTTCTTCCCTTCTTTATCTATTCCTGGCTCTAATGTGATTGGATCAAGTTCTTTAAACCCTATAACCTTTGTTTGTTCTTTGTTGTAAATTATTTCAAATGCAATATAACCATCTATCATCCATTTCCTAAAAAATGACCAAGCGGAAACGTCGTTATTAAATCCAAAATATTGGTATAACTTTTTGAAATTATTATGTAATGATATGCGAATATTCTCAAGTGTTTCAGGTAGTAATGTGAGGTCGTCTAAAATAGTAGGTTCTGCAAAATAATTCTTATTGTCATACACTATACATTCATCACAAATAGTATCAAGAATTTCTTCAATTTCATCTTGTTTTGCAAATTCTCTAAGTTCATCTCGTTTCTTTGGGTATGATTTATCAAAAATAGAAATAGATTTTCTAAGGTTAATATCTGACATAGCAAGATTGGCGAATAACGCATATTCATCATAATCGCCTCCCATTATACCCATAGGATCTTGTTTCCACCCAAACTTATCCTCGTTTACACCAATTGCACGAGAATTTCTTAAAACCATATCATCATATTTTAAACCAAATGATGATAAGTTTTTAAGAAAATCGCTTATAATATTTTTTGTTTTTAT